CGATAAAATGCATTCTGCATTGTTTGTTGTTGGAAACAGTAGTTTGAACATTCGTTCCGGACAAGCATTTTCAACAGAGAAAGATAAAATGATAACCCGAGCCGTTTTTGGGAACGGTCCAAAAGACCGTAAAATGTTAGGAGAAGGCGTATATAAACACTATGGAATCGGACAAGAAGGATTCAATATTAGTTCTTGTCAATTTGCACTCCATTATTTCTTTGAATCTCCTACCACATTTCATAGCTTCATCCGAAATGTGGCGGAATGTACGTCTATGGGAGGACATTTTATAGGGACTTGTTACGATGGAAAAACGGTGTTCCAAATGCTAAAAACCAAACAGGAAGGAGAAGGAATTCTCATTATGAAAGGAGATAAGAAAATATACGAGGTTACCAAAATGTATAATCAAACCGGATTTCCAGATGACGAAGCATCACTTGGGTATCCAATCAATGTATATCAAGAAACCATCAATAAAGTGTTTAGAGAATACCTTGTGAATTTCGACTATTTTATACAAATCATGGAAGATTATGGGTTTGTTTTGATTACAAAAGAAGAAGCGAAAAAAATGGACCTTCCTGCGGGAACGGGCCTATTTAGCGAATTATTTACTCATATGCAAAATGAAATACGCAGAAATCCTAGGAAAGAAGATGACTATGGAGATGCACTGAAAATGACGGAAGAGGAACGTCGAATTTCCTTTATGAACCGATATTTTATTTTCAAAAAAGTGAGAACCGTCGCAGCAGAGAAAATGGCAAAAGTAATTAGCGAGTATAGTGAGCCGGAAAAAGAATACGAAGATAATTATGATGCGATTTCATTGAGTAAAGCGGTTCTCAATAAAGAACAAGAAAAAGAGGAAGAAATAGAAAAACAAAAAAAGCCATTTCCAGTGAGAAAAATCAAAAAAGGCAAATTAATAATCAAGGATTTTTCGCCAATTGTCGAGTCGCCGCTAGATACCCCTGCGAAAACAGATACCAATATTATTGTCACAGATAAAGTAGTGACATTCAAGAAACCAGCGAATAAAACTAGAAAAGCGGTAACCATAAAACCGTCATAAATAAATATATCTTATATATTAGCTACAGTATCATAATATATAGGATTCTACAATCAAAGAAACAGTATAAAAACTATTCAGTATATATATTTATCTATACAAATTTTAACTATGATATATTTTTCATTACCTAAATCGTTTATGTTTACATATAAAAATATTGAATGTCTTACAGATAACAATTTGCCACAACCTTATATATCGACATCTTTGTCTCATTATTTGAATGATATAAAATCGAAAATAAATGACCATGAAAAGGAGTGGAATAATTATAAAAAATATACAAATCCTTACGAGTATATTCACACGATGATTCCAAACAAAAGAAAGTGTGTTTCGAAATACAAACCATTATCCAGGTCATATTTTAAAATGATTGAAATTTTAACTACTTTTAAATTGCATTTGTCTACACCTGTTGGCGGCGTAGATTCCAGGAATCAAATACCTATTCGAGATTTACATAAATCATATCATAGAGCATCGGATTCGAACCTTCAATTGTATAGAGGATCTATGGACCCTGGGACAAATATAGATTGTATGGCAAAAACAACGCAAACCCCGATGAAAACATTTCATATTGCAGAGGGTCCGGGTGGATTTATAGAAGCCGTTGTCAAAATGCGTAATAACCCAGAAGATGTATATATTGGAATGACCATTCTCGATGAAAATGAGGATTATAATATTCCGGCATGGAAAAAAAGTTATCAGTTCTTAAAGGAAAACCCCAATGTATTTATTGAAAACGGGAAAGATAAAACAGGAAATATATTGAAAATCGAGAACTTTGCATATTGCAAAGAAAAATATGCATCAACCATGGATTTGATAACCGCGGATGGTGGGTTCGATTTTTCTCATGATTTTAATAACCAAGAAATTGATATAGTCAAACTCCTTTTTGCACAAATCGCTTTTGCAGTGTGTATGCAAAAGAAAGACGGGTCATTCATTTTGAAGATTTTTGATTCTTTTATGTTGCATACGATTGACATATTGAATATTCTCGCATCTTTTTATGAGAAAGTCTATATCACAAAACCACAAACCAGTCGTTATGCAAATTCCGAAAAGTATATTGTTTGTAAACGTTTTTTGTTTCAATCCTGTGACGATTTTTATCCTTATTTCTACAAAGCATTTGAAACCATGACGACTTCGAAAAAACATATACTGCGATTTTTAAATACGAAAATTTCGAATCAATTCTTAACCCGTTTGGAAGAATACAATTCTATTTTTGGTCAACAACAAATAGAAAACATTTATTTTACAATATCTCTTATTGAAACGAAAAACAAAGAAGAAAAAATCGAAACACTCATTAAAAATAACGTCCAAAAATGTATACATTGGTGTACGAGATATGAAGTCCCTTTTCATTTTATTACGAATAATTCAAATATATTTCTTGAAGCATCGGCGAATATACCCTCTTCGGTTGCATTTATACCGGCGAAAGTGTGAATCCGTATCCAATAAAGATGCTCTACTCAACAAGTTAACGCTTAATTTCGAGTAAATTGACATTTTGTTAATTTTCCTGTATATGGATTAATAATGGGTGTTAATTTTACCGGAAAAGCTTTACCTGAATCCTTGATATATGAAAATGTTCCAGTTGGAACTCTATAGGCTAATGAATTGGATACAGTGCTTCCTTGAGGGGTTCTCAATTTGGAACCCACCGTAGTCAATGTGTCATATATTTTTCTTGTGATACGTGCACTCGAATCCACTGCGCCCTGTGTCGCATATTGTGAATTATTTGGTTTATAAAATACTGGGACATAAGGTTTTTTGTTTATTAATGTGGAACAATGATTTAATCCATTTGCGGAATACAAATTATTAACCGCCAATGCAGAACCAGGTTTATTTTTACTATCTCCCTGACGAATAAAGTTATATTGGTTTTGTTGAAACGTTCTATTTCGACTATTCAAATACTGACTGGTTGAACTATAATATTGGTCATTATTTTTAGTGGCATTGAATTTTTTTGGCATCATTCCACTGCTTCGTACACGTCTCCGTGCATATTGTGCTTGATTCATACAATTTGTTGATGTGCTACATGCAGGAGTCGATAGTTGTGATTTGTTTGTTGTTAGGTTTATATCTTCCGTATTATTTAATCCATGTGTATTGGGAGTTTTATATACTAAATAACCATTGGGTCTATCTAATTCGTCAATTTTTACAGAAGTTCTCACATTGCACCTGGATACAGTGGACGATGCGATTTCGCGACGAAATATTTTTAATGGTCGAGGAAGAAATAGATTTCGTATATTGTTATTATAAAGAGGAATGGTTGCCGTATTTTTTTGAATTGCAGTTGTTACTTGTGAAAATGTTTTCCCTTTCCAAGAAAAATATCGTGTGGGGTTCATATTCAGTCTTGCCGACATTTTTTTTATATAATCTACTTATATAATAACTATTTATATAAATAGATTATGGATTTGAATTTATTGTTTACTACAAAAAACATTGTTCTCATTTTCATTGGAATTTTTTATTTACTGATTTTTAGTCACAATATTTTAGGAAATATTTTTGAGGGATACGATTCGTTATCTACCGACCCTATTACTGCAAAAGATAGTCCTAGTACTGTTCAAAATAAACTAGATTTACAAAATGCGGCTTCACAAGACGCAGGTTCACAGAATAACTCTCCTCCACCTACGGACGGTTCGTCTCAAAGCACTCCACAAGTTATGATTCCGTCCAGTGACGTTTTACCATCAGGGGGTTCATCACCCGATGGCTCATCACCACCAACCGATGGTTCTCAACCTGTACAAGGATTTCAGAATTGGAATTGAAAAATATATCTAAAATTGTAAACATAATAAACATATATTGATAGTAATAAATAGAGAATGAATATTGTATTGGAAATTTCACAAATCGATATTAAAAACATTTTATTTTTAGAAACAAAAAAAAATATTATTATCGATGGACACTTTACTAAATTAATTTATGCAGATGATGTTGTTACTATCAATGGTATTTTTATTGCGTTTCCTATCCGCATTTCAGGAATAGATAGATTAATGAATAGAAATACTATGTCGTTTCAATTATCTTCTGGAAACAATCAAGAAATTATTAAAGAAATTAGTGATTTTGAGACCAGTTTAATAGAATATTATAAATGTGAATATAATATTCAAAAAAGCACAAACTTAATGCTTACAAATCAACTTTCTACTTGCAAAATAAAACTATACAAGGAATTTTCCAATGTAAACAAAAATAATGGATTTTCACCGAGAATTGTTTTAAAAATATCGGGAATCTGGGAAACATCCGATGAAATTGGAGTAACCTATAAATTCATTGAAATGTACATCCCATAATGTCGATTTATACAAACCAGTATTATATTATAAATTAAATGTAAAGATTTATAATATTTTTATCTACATTACAAGAACATTTTCATAGTTGGTTTTCTACGAACTTGTGGTTTTTGTGGAAAAGGCACTGGACCATTTCGGAGGTCGTATTGTTCATTCTTAACAACCTCTGGTTCGGTATTTGTAGAAAAAGATGTTACATCGACAAACCCTTTTTCTGTTATAGAATATTGTAAATTTCGTATAGAAGAAATGCCTTCCGGTGTCATTTGAATATATCTATCAAATTCACGTTTGTTTACAACACGAGTTATACCGTCATGTAATAAAAGAATATTCTTATCGAGTATAGGATAAAAATTACTTCTATCGATTGTCATACCAGAGCCTTCAACGCGTTTTTGTAATAGATTGTCTTCATATCCCCATGCCCAAAAATTGGGAAACCCATTAATCTTTTCAAAGTCCCCTGCTTTTATGGAAACAATTCCACCAAGTGTATTTGTAAATCCATAAAAGTGTTTCACTATACCACTTGTGGTTTCATAGTCGAACAGATTCTTATTTAGGGGCATAGTATCAATGTCATTAAAAACAAGGGTAATGTCTTTATAGTCATTTGGATAAGTAGTTTTAACATAAATAAATCCAATGTTCTTCATAGCGCCTCTGTTGAAATCTCTCTTGTCCGTTTGATGAACATAATATATTTTGTATTCTTCAGGTTGTTTATCTTGTAATATGGATTTCATGTGTTTTGAGAAAAATTTGTATTGTTCTTCTCTATCACGATAGGGTACAATAAATATTATTTTGGGAATCAGGACTGGTTCTTCTGTAACCACCGTAACAGATTGTTCCTCTACGGCAGGTTGTTCCTCTTGAACACCTTCATCCGCAGGTTGTTCCTCTTCAACATGTTGTTCCTCTTCAACATGTTGTTCCTCTTGAACAGTTTGCTCCTCTTCAACAGGTTGTTCCTCTTCAACAGGTTGCTCTTCAACAGGTTGTTCCTCTTCAACAGGTTGTTCCTCTTCAACAGGTTGCTCCTCTTCAACAGGTTGTTCCTCTTCAACAGGTTGTTCCTCTTCAACAGGTTGTTCATCTTCAACAGGTTGTTCCTCAACAGGTTGTTCCTCTTCAACAGGTTGTTCTTCTTCAAGAGGTTGTTCCTCTTCAAGAGGTTGCTCTTCTTCAAGAGGTTGTTCCTCTTCAACATGTTGTTCCTCTTCAACAGGTTGTTCCTCCTCAACAGGTTGTTCCTCAACAGGTTGTTCCTCAACAGGTTGCTCCTCAACAGGTTGTTCCTCAACAGGTTGCTCCTCAACAGGTTGCTCCTCAACAGGTTGTTCCTCTACAG